CCTACCTAAGAACTTAGGAATATCACAGGCTAGTAGGGACTCATTCCGCTGTGCCATTAGCTTAATCTTATTATCATTTAGGTCATGTAAAGCGTTACATGCGTCTCTTCCCGGAGTGATAGTAGGGCAATCACACAAGGCATACTTTCTTGCCTGACATATGAAGTGCCCACACTTATCTCCACAGGAACTACATTCCTTAACAGTCAAATTCTTTCACCTCACAGCTTCCACAGTCAATCTCTACCTTAGGAATATCTGGCACAGGAGGAATATCAATAGGGATTAGGTTATCCCTTGTGAAGTTCACCTCTAGCTGTCCATAGGTAGGGTCATAAAGCCAAGTATCACGAGTAGAAAGTACGTGCACAGAGCCTCCAGTAGAGCCTGTGGTCTGTAGTGGTACTGTTCTATTGTACTCAATTCTACGGTTAGGGCTTTCATTAAAGGAACGGAATGGGTCATAGGCTTTATAGTAAACCTGATTACCTGCTCCGTCAAACACAGCCATGGTAGCTGTAGAAGCTCCTGTCATAGCACCTGTAGGCTCATATCTCACAGAGGTGATAGTAACAGCCTTTAGGAAAGCCTCTACATACCCTGTGGTTGTATTAAGCCTGAACTCACGCTCTACAGTTCCATTAATGCTACCATTACCAATTACAGCTCCACCTACCATGTTCCACTCAATGGTAAAGTTAGTACCTGAGGTTGATACCCTTGTGTAAGTACCTGAGCCTGCTTGTGAGCCTCTAGGGAACATGTTCATGCGGACTGTCTGGTTAGCAATATCAATAGACTTCTTCTGTGCGTCGTCTCTTAGCTTCTGAATGAGCCTATTTCGCACGTTATTGCCTATGTCATAGTTATTCTTAGCTATCTTAGCTAAACGCTCACAGGAAGCCTGCTGTGCGTTCTGGATACACATTTGCTCCTTACGTAGCTGGTCTGTCTGCTCACGTAAGCATTGGAACTCTTCTCCTACATGACAGAGCTGATTGATAATGTTCTTAGTAACACACCAGAGTCCATAGGTAGAGCGCCTGATAACATTAGGCAGGTTGACTACATACTTATTCCTAAGCTCATGTACCCCAGCACGTTGGAAACGCTCCTGTGCAATAGCCTTAAGGTCTTCACAGACATCAGGTCCTCTACCGATATTCTCACATTCCTCACACTCATTACACTTCTTACAAGGACGCTTAGGTCTTGGTCTAAGAGGTCTTGGAGTAGGAGGCACAGGAGGTTCTCCCGGCTTATCAGGTTTGTCAACCCTAGGAGGCTCTTGTGGAGGATTATTAGGCAAACTAGGCACAGGGAGCTGAGGCTCTAGCACTGGTCTAGGAGGCTCTTTAGGCTCTTCTGGCTTAGGTGGTATTGGGATATGTGGTACTTGGACATCAAGGCGGTCCATAGTAAAGTTCACATTCAAGCTACCTGAGGTAGGCTCTGCAATCCATGAGTCATAAGTAGAGAAGATAACCACCTGACCATCAGGCTGTCCTGTTTGGTAGATAGGTGTTTGTCTCTCCATAACCACACGGCGGTTTGGGTTATCTGAGAAGCTCTGATAAGGGTCATAGCTCCTTGACCAGATAGGCTGTCCTTGGTGATTATTGATTGTAAACACAGCTCCAGCAGAAGCCCAAGTGTCATTAGGGTTCATCTGATATTGCACAGACTGGATAGTATAGGCTACAATGTAAGCCTCAATTCTATCTTCCCGTCTTACAAAGCGGTACTCTACATTACCACGGACAGTACCAGTACCAACAATACGCCCTGTGTTTACCATGCGCCATTGTACTTCAAAGTTGTTACCGTTTGAGCTTACATGAGTATAAGCACCTCCAGCTGTACTAGAGCCATAGGTGAATACATTCATGCGAGTAGTTCGTTGCACACGGTCTAGCGCTTGTTGTAGGGCTTCATTCTCAAGCCTACGTCTACGCTCAGGGTCAACAGCCTCATCATATTCACGCTTCTTCTGACGGTAGACAACAATGTCCTTGTCATACTGAGCCTTGTCAGCTGTGTACTGGTCTTGCTTAGCCTTGTTACGCTTAGTACGCTCAGCGTTTTCTGCTGTAATACGGGTAATCTCAGCCTGAATAGCATTACGCTCCTTAGTATAAGAAGCTAGTTTTTTATCATATTCAGATTTGTTAATTAGGTAGGTTTCATATTTCTCAATGAGCTCTTTGTAACGTGCCAAGGCATTATTATAAGCAAGTAGTTTTCGCTCATACTCAGCCTTTTCCTCAGGAGTAATACCTCCATTATAGTTACACTTCTCATCAATCCATTTACACAGGTCTACCTTATATGCTTCAAGTAATTGCTCACTCTTAGCCAATTCCTGCTCAGTCCACTTAGTGCCGTCTTCTTTAGGAGGACACATAGGGTCTGGAAATACACAGGGTAGATTTTTATTGGACATAACTCCTCCTACTAAAAAGAAGAGGAAACATTTACATATTCCCTCCTCAACCCCTAGGGTCTATTCCTTAGGCTCACCTGCAATAACTTCGGTAAGGCTCTTGTTAGCGTCTTCGATAGCTTTTGCGATAGCCTCTTGCGTCACATCATCAGACTTCTGTGCGTTAATGAAACGGTCAAAGTCTCCGTCTGGTAGGTTGAGGTGCACATGCTTAGCATTTTGAAGCTCACCTACTGTCTTAATGTCTCCAATTCCCCAAACAATTCCGTTAGTAATAGCAAGGTAGCCTTGCTTACCTGAATTGCTTCGGATTACATAGTTTGTCATTTCGTCTTCCTCTTCTTCAAATTGGTTGTTTGCAATATCATCACTAAGAATAGCAATGTTTTTATCTAAGCCACCAGCAATACCTGTACTAGTGAACTGCCACCAGCGGATACCTTCCATAGTGGGGTACACTTCCCACACAGGAGTAGGAGTTACCTCATAGTTAGGATACGCTGCAATCCACAGGGAGTTAGGGTATTTAGCCAAGATGGCTTTATAGTTTACGTTAGCTAAAGTATATGGCTTGTATGAGTAATAGATAGGCTGATAGCCCTTGCCAGCACATGCGTCCATGAAGGTTAAGATAGCCTGTGTATTGGCTTCTACGTCTCCACTAGCATTATCCTCATAATCACAGACCAGATAGTTCACAGGCTTGCTAGGTAGGTTGCTCAGGAAGAAGTTAGCTTCTGCAAGAGCTTGCCCTACATCACCTCCAAATCGTGCAAAGTGGTAATAACCAATAGGCACAGAGGTGTCAGCCTGAGCTTGTCTAACGTCTGACAGGTAGGTAGTGTGTTCACTAACCTTAATGATTGTCTTGTTAGTACCTGCTTGCTGTGTAATAGCTGTGAGGTCTGCTGATTGGTAGGCTGATACATCTAAGAAGTATTCGTCCTTCTTAAGTCCCGGAGCTCCATTTACGAAGCCTCGTCCACCACCAGAGCTTGTCTGTGTGGCTTGGTTAGCCTGATTACCAACTCCCGGTTTAAGACGGAAGGCTGTATCAAAGGTAGCTTCATAGGGAAGTCTCACAAGAGAAGTAACACCTCCACGGTCAAGGCTACTGTCTGGTCCTTGGTTTTGTCCTAAGAACATTCCATACACACCGTCAATGTCACTATCAAAGATAGCCACATGTGAATAAGGAGTCCAAGGGTGTTCCTTGAAGAACACAAGGTCACCCGGCTGTAGGATACTTACTTCATCAAAGTAGTTTAGAATACCATTACTGTGACGGTGTATCCATACGTCCTTCACAAAACCTGAGTCAGTACAGTTGGCATAAGGCACTCCGTTTTCTATACAGAATTGTGCATATAAATCGAAGCATTGGTACAGGTAGTAACCGTCTACATCATAGCCATTACCAAGCGTTTTGTTCTTAAAGTCTTGGTAACTAATCGCCATTACTGTTCTCCTTGTTTTGTTTCTGTTTCTTCCTGATTTTTCGCATAGTTATTACTTGAGATACCAAGAACCACACCTGCAAACACAGTGATAGCGGAAATAGTACCGATAGCAACAGATGGGTCAAATTTGTAGATACCTCCTAGCGCAGTTAGCAACGTGATAAACGCTGGGATAACTACTGTGATAATACGTTTTGCAACATCATATTGTTTATTCGTCAATTTCATTTACTTCTTCCTCTTTCTTATAGTAAAGTCTTTCATCTAGCTCATGAATGTAATGATTTCCATTAAGAGCATAGTATGATGTGATAATTTCACGAGTTAAGTGGTACTTCTGTTCCCAAGAGAACTCAGTTGAATTATAGATTTGAAGGTATTCATTTCTAAGGGCTGAGCGCTTATTGCTTCTAGCCATTTCCTCTTGAGCCTCTTGATGGGCTTCTGCCTCTTTTGTCTTCTGTGTTAGCTTTGTGACAAGGAAAGTACATAACGTTGTGATTACTAGGGTCACAGAGGTTATCACTTCCTGTCTGCTAAGAATACTGTCAATCCATTGATTATTCATTGTTAACCTTTATATCTAATTTCTAACTTAAGGTATTTTATTCCTACACGTACCCTTGAAATATCAAGTATATTAGTAAGTAGAGGAGTATCTTGAAGAACAACACCTTCCCATACAACTTCATAACCAGCTTCTCTGAGATTTGTCTCTCTGGAAGTAGTGGTTTGACCTAATGCTCCTCCATCTTTATCTATGAAATTAGTAATATCAATAGAAGTCTTATCAATACTAGGACGGATATTATCCCCCATAATATGAATTTCCTGAGTAGAACCAGGGTCATGGTTAATAATAGTGATAGCTACAGCGTCTTCCCTCCATGAATAGAAACAGGTGGATAAATCAAATTGAGTCTGAGCAAATAACTTGAAAAAGTTATTGTTATTGTCAATACCCCCACCTGTAGCAGGAAGTACAACTTCACTTTGTTGTCCGTTCTCTACAAGCTTTAGCTTATTACCAGAGAGTGACAATCCATAGGTCTTACCTTCTCCTCCAGCTTGTCCTCCTTCTTGGAAGCACTCTCCTACATATACATTTACAATTTTATCTGACATTACCTACTCCTTAATCAATCTTTCCAAATTCTACAATAGCTGTCTTGTTATCAACTGACTCATAAGACACAGAGAATGAACCATCTGAGTTAAGCTGAGTAAACTGACCTCCTCCAGCTTTCACATGTGTGTAGCCATTTGCCTGAATAAAGTCTTTATAGAGATTACCTGGCTGGTCATCACTACGTGTGAACTGTTTAGGGTCAATCACAAGAGGGTTAGCCATTGGTGTATCACTCTTGAAGTGCACAGGGTGTTCATTATGACCTGCCTTTTCTTGCACATAAGCACGGATAGTGCCATCTGTGTAATACTCAGGTAATGCGTTCTGCTTAGGTTCTTTACCACAGTTGAGAACTACTTTAATGTTATCCCCACACCCTCCTGAATTAGCAGGGCAAGTAGCCTTGGGGATAGGCTTGTAACCTGTGTATGTGTTATAGATAACTCCACACAGCTGGTCTTCTTTTGGTAGCTTATACGCCATGTTTCCTCCTTAAATCCAACGTGAGCGTCGGTCAGTTGCTTTGTTTCCTGTCTTAAGCGGTGGTAGCTTAGGTTTTGGAACTTCAATTTTTGGAAATGTTGGTTTAGTCACAGCAGGGGCAGTAGGCAAAGGCTCACCTTCCTTAATGTGTCCCATCACTTCATCAAGCTGAGGCTTCATTCCATTGTAGATACTACTCATTTGAGCTATATAAGCACCTAGACCGACAGCAGCGTAATCATACTTAGCCACAGGTCTGAATAGTCCTCTTGTGAAGCCTTCAATGTCATATTTGTTATTAGCATGATAGAGGGCATTTTCTCCCCCAATACGGTCTGAAATGAGGTTACAGTGGTCTTCAAAGTAATCTTGGAGACTTGCAAACTTCATGTAGTAACCACCTTCTGCTCGTGGAGCTCCCTGTGATACTACTACACCAGACTCACGCTGAGGGTTTCCAGTCCATGTAAGACCTCCCCAGTTATTCTCAGGACCTGCGTAGGAAGCTCCGGGAGATTGTCCCCAGTTAGTTTCCAGATATGTCTGACAGATAAATCCGGGAAGCCAAATTCCATACTTGGCACAGGCGGAAGCCATTGCACTTATCTTATCCTTGGCAAGTACATATCCTCCATAGGAAATGTCCCCACCGTCATAGTTAGCAGTACCAGAAGGTAAATCATTAGTCACAGAAGCGTCTTTCTTAGTAGTTACCACTATGTCAAGGTCTTCTCTGCGTTTGACACAGGATTTACGGATATACCCTGCTGAGCCGTCCCAGCGGTCAATCTTTATCCAGTCACCATCTTCTAGCCCTGTGTACTTAGAACATTGGAAAGTCTTTTCAATAAACTCACCGTCTTTCTCCTTAAGTACCTCAGTCTCATCACAGGTGACCTCCCAGAACTGATATGTTCTGGACTTTGTCTTTGTAGTGTCGTTACCAGAAATAGTTCCCGGCTGATTGTTAGAAGACTGTCCTCCTGCTGAGTACCCTTCTTGGTTATAAAACCTTACAATATGTGTAGGGTTCAATGGTAACAAGTTAAAGGTATGCTCAGTAACTCCACTCCATGCAGGGTGATTTTGGTCTATACAGGTAGCGCTTGTCTGGTCACCGTGACCGTAAAAGGCTACGTGCCCTGCTGGGTTATAGCCCACAGGTCCGAAGATAATCATATCTCCAGTCTCTAGCTGACCATCATAGGTCTTAACAAGAGCAAGTCTGTAAAGCTGAGGATTATCATATACGATAGTGGCGGCGACTGGTCCTACAAGCCGAGTCCCAAAGAAGCTAGCAACGTAGTTAGCGAGGTCATAGCACTGATATAATCCTCCTGGACCTCCTCCGCCTCCGTCAAAGTCATAATGCTGTCCTAATACATCTTTGCATATATCGTAGCAATTCCTAACCATAATTATACACCATTATTGTCTTTCAGTAAACTTTCACACAAAGCAAAAAGTTCCGTAGTTGGGAAGTATAAATAGCCATATTCAGCTATTGAATAATCATCAACAGGACAATAAATAACACTGTTATTATTGCATATACTTATGGCTACTGATTTCTTAACATCATAATTCAAGAAGGCTAAGCTGTCATAGCAACCCTTCTCTAAAATTTGACCTGCTAAAAATAAATCCCTATCTTCTATTAGACTTAGCATTAGCTTCTGGATAGTAGTCCTGATTAGGTATAGGTATTCTAGTCTACTCAAAGACAACCTCCATCATCATAAGTACCTGCTGTACTTTCTTCTCTTCCCTGTATATCTCACTCTTTAACTTCATGTTATCAATCACAGCGGTATAGTCCTGAGGGTGAGCCTCTAGGTGCTGTTCCACCTTAAACTGCTTAACCCTTAGCCTGTCTAACCTCTCTGTGTAGTGTTTGTGTTTATTATATAAATCCTTAAAATCGTACATATTAGTTTATGTGACTAAATTTCAAATAAAGGCGCAATGTCACTGTTGCGTCTCCTAGTGCTTTCACAGAGAATATCTTTTCTCCCGGACTATACAAGGCTTCTCTCTGCTTATCATTGAGATACCATGCAACTTTCATCAGGTCATAGCCTTCCATAGGATTGCCATTAGGGAAGATACCTTCTCCGCCCTTAGCGTCTGCAATCCAATTACATTTCCATATAGCCTTTAGGAAAGGTGTCAGGTCAATCGTCTCACTATGTCCAGTAGTTGCGTTGTGTGCAAATACCTCTAAGTGGACATCAGACATAGGACGAACACCCTCTTGTTCCTGCTCTGAATTGTCTCCTTTGTTATTTGTAACAATAACCTTAAGAAACCAGCGCTGAAACCTATCTAAATCCCCTGACACAGTGAGGTGGTAGTTGGCTTCTTTCTTCTTATCACCAACCATTTCCTCTGTGTTCCGTATTGTGTCTACATAGTCAACACCAAAGAGGTCGGTTACACCTCCACGCCTTTGACGGCTTGATTGTGTAACCCTCTCTCTAGTATCTCTTACTGTGTTTACTAACCTAGTTACAGCGTCCATTAAGTCACCTCTCTATCCACTGATAAGAACTTACTCAGCTCTAGGCTAAGCACAAGTGAATTTCCTGTAGAGTATTGGTAACTCATCTTGTTTACATAAAACCAGTCATTTGCTCTGAGCACTTTAGTATAGTATTTACTGCAAGGTGTTAGCTCCACAAGGTCTACTCCTAGGACAAATTTTACTTTGTCCCCTACCTGAACCCCTGCTGGCAGAGGGGAAGTAGTCACAGGGTAAATGACCTTCCTCCTTGAAGCTCTCATCTTCCTAATAGCCGACTTATACATTTGCACAGTGGCTTTAATACGGTCCTCATCAGATACTTCCTTGTTCTCACCAGCTATCGCCTGTGTGTCATTAGTAGTAATGCTACCCCAGTAGAGTTCTCCTGCTTCGAGGGCAATTCCTTCCTCATCTAGGATAGCATACTCATCTTCTGACATATCAGTAGCGAACACAGGGAGTGGCGGATAGTCAAAGTGTCTCTGTGAGTTTACAGGTCTATCTGTCTTAATCACAGGAAATCCTTCAATCATGAGTTTCTTGTCATGGAATATGTCCCGAAGGGTCAAAGAACTTGCTCCTGCGTCTGCCTTATCTGAGCGTACCACAGCAGAGTTCATTACTCCTTGGAAGCTTTCCTGAACTTCTCCAAGGTCAATCAGATAGGTTTCAGGGGAAATCATGACCTCCTTCTTAGCTCCCATTGCTGAGAACGTTACCTTGAAGGGGTCTTTCTTATCTATGCGCCATTGCATATCCTGTGTCTTCTCACAGAGCTTCGTAAGGAACTGTAAGACCGTTTCTTGTGAAAACTCATACTCTATCTTGCGTTCAACTTTGTCTACAAACTCAAATTTCATAAGGTTTACTAGGTCATTCTTAGCGTCCTTCCAATATTCCTTAACCTTCTTAACAACCTCCTGAACTGTGCTATCTTTAAAAGTAACATTAGTCGGGAGGTTTTTCTTGTCAAGAAGTCCTACGATATGAGTGAGGCTCACAGTACAAGTACCTGATTTATGATTTGTCCTCTTCTCATACACAGTGCCTAGGAAGTTCCAATCATCACTAGACAGGCTAATTTGAGTTGTTCCAGTCAATAGCTTAGCATACTTAGAAGGGATAGTAATTGGAATTGACGGAACTTCCATCAAGTTAAAGTCTAGAGCAAAGTCACCTAAGAAATCCTCAGGCAATAATAGCTGGTCTCTTGAACCGTCTCCTCCATTTATAATTTTCCCTATCATAGTGTAAGCCTTTCGTAATCTACATAAGCACAGGCTGTGCTTGATAATACACCATAAACATTTATGGTATTTCTGCCTTTAATAATTCTGAATGGTCCTTCACAGTAAGACAAGTTATCTAGCTTGACAACCTTGTAGTCATACTCAAGACATTCCCAACTACTAGCATACCGTACATTTCCTCTTTGGTCAAGTGTAAGAACCCCGTTGTACTCACCTTTTACCTTGATATTGGTATTGTTTACTGTGATAATTGGGTCTTTGAAATGTCCAAATAACCCTACTCTCCACTGAGTGCTATCCAACACTGTATCAGCCTGAAATGTCTTGTGAAGCTCTCCATTTACACAGAGGTCACAGAGGGCATGTGCATAGAGCTCTGGAAGTGTCTTGCCATCAATTCTAGCCTTTTGGCAGTTATGTACCACTCTCCACTTGCTGTCACAGAGGTCAAAGAACTCATCATTGAAGTCTATGTCCTGAACAGCTGAGCAGTAGTCAATCATGTCTTTCATAGCCGAGCAGTTATCATTACAGCACTCACACTCTGAGCAAGGCTGGCTATCATCACAGCAACGTGATTTAAGGCAATCTGCTTTCATCTGAGTAAAGCTACACAGGTCGAACCTGTCAAAGTAAGTCTTATGCTCACTAGCCTTGTGCCAAACGCCTTCTGCATTATTAAACTCAACCTGTAACACAAGGTAGCCGTTGTCAGTTAGAGTCCATTCCTTCTGCTGTTGCATACTAGTACAGTAGGCATGACACCAAATAAGCTGGTTTCCACTATCAACAGCCCATAGCTTGCCCTTCCTTGTGAGCTGGTGGACTATGAAGTCATAATGCACACGGATATTCTCATCGCTCCATGTATTTGTTTTCAGAGCCATCTTGAAGCTAATAGTGTGAGTGTCTACAAGTAGCTCATCACCTCTATTACCCACAAAAGCGCCATGGGTGAAAGCCCTTGGAGTTGAATTAACTCTAAAGGCTACACTCTCAGCTTGCTCTTGTATGCTTCGTGTCCCTGTGAACACAAGGTCGTTATACTGAATATATCGTCTAGGCTTATTTACATTTTCGCCTCTATATCCCATTAAACATACCTCATCAATCTATCCAGTCCGTACATACCGTTCAGGTAGTTGGACTTGTTATCAATATTCTGATTAACACTTGCATTGTTGTTATAGTAGTTATTCACTACTGTAGTTGTCCTGTTACCTCCAAGAGCTCCAATACCAAAGCGGTTTAGGTTATCTAAGAAGTTAGTTCCTAGGCTATCCACGGCTCTCTTACGAAGTACATACTCACCCGGAGTAAGCATTGCAGGAATAGTGTCAGTACCTCTAGGTTGGAAAATTCCGCCAAGTAGAGGACTTCCTCCTTGGGCTAGGTAGTTCACAAAACCGCCTGTAGAGAATAGAAGAGTACCTCCAGAAGGTATTTTCTTCTTATTCTTCTTATACTCCTTCTTGGCTTTATTGGAGTCTCCTCCAGTGAGTCCTGCAAGAGCACCTGCAATCCACTCACCAATTCCATCGAATATACCAGTAACCCATTCCCAGACAGCTTTTACACCGTTCTTTATCCGAGTCCAAGCGTCACTTAAGTCTCCTTTATGCTTGCTTTCCTTCTCTTCATGGTCAGCTTTATCCTTCTCTGCCTTCATGGTGCTATTAAAGGTATCATACTGACTCACAAGAAATTGGAGTGCTTTATCAGGAAGTTGTAGGACTTGGTCACGGGACACACCAGCGTCAATGAGTTTCTGTTGAAGCTCTCTTCTCTTTTCCTCTGTGAGGTTTTGAGCACCTTGACGATAAGCGTCCATCTGAGTAATCAAGTTTCCTTGCTCATCAACAATATCTGTAAATTGTCTACCCTGAGCAATAGCTACCTGATTGAGGAGAGCAGAGAGGATTTCGTCTCCCTCAGAGCCATATAAGCCGTTCTGAGCCTTTAATTGCTCCCAAGACATCAATTCCTCACCTATGCGTACATAAGTGCCCTGCATGTCCTTAAGAGGCTTCTGTGCATTATATCCGAGGTCAAATAGAGTCTGTCTCATAGTAGCAGAGTCAGTAGCTCCTGCCTGCTCAAGAAGTTGCATAGAGTTCTGCATATATGCAGTAGCGTCTGTGAAGTTCTGTTGAAGCTTACCAAACACTTTCTTCTGCATATCTGTTACATTTTGCAGGTATCCTCCAAGTGTTACCTTAGAGCCTAAAACATCACGTGTAGTATGCTCATCAGCCCTAGCTCTTGACACAGCCTCTGCGTTCTCTCTAATAGACTTGGCATTTTCCGCTGCCTGTTTACGGTATTCATCATTGTATCCGGTAAGTAGTCCCTCAATACCGTCCATGAGGTTCTTACCTCCTCCAAGGAGTAGGCTGGTAATAGCACCTAATAGAGCACCAATAGCAGTACCAATTCCGGGGAACACAGCTGTACCCAGAGAAGCTCCTGTGAAGGTTGCTCCAGCTA